TGACTAGTAAGATGCTTGGAAGTGGAAAAAAAGAATGCACAGCAGGTGAAGAAAGAGCACGATTGTATGCAAGAAGAAGTATTGTTGCAAATAGAAAAATTAAAAAAGGTGAAATATTAAACAAACATAACTTGTCATGCAAAAGACCCGGGACAGGTATACTGCCTAAGTTTTTAAATGATATCATTGGAAAGAAAGCATGTCGTGAATTAAGTGAAGATACAATACTAGCTTTTGAGGATTTTGAGTAAGTGCCTACAATAAGTTTAGTAACCGGTGGGTGCGGCTTTATAGGGAGTCATATTGTCGATAAACTAGTAAATCTAGGTCATGAAGTCAGAGTAATTGATGATCTGTCAGCACAGGAAAATGAAAAGTTTTACTATAATATTAACGCACGGTATTGGTGTGAAGATATATCCAGTGATGATTGCAGTAATGCTTTTATAGGTGCTGATTATGTTTTTCATCTTGCGGCAAGAAGTAGAATCCAACCAACAATCGGCTCACCAAATAAATGCTTCGAGGTCAATGTAATAGGTACACAGCGGGTCCTAGAATGGTCCAGATTGCATTCTGTAAAAAGAGTCATATATTCAGGTACTTCTTCACTTTATGGTAAACAGAATGTAATACCATTTGCGCCTAATATGCCCGCAGATTGTCTTAATCCTTATTCCATGTCAAAATGGATGGGAGAACAACTTTGCAAGCTATACAGTCAACTCTATGGCTTACCTAGTATAGTTCTTAGATATTTTAATGTGTACGGCCCGAGAGAACCAATAAAGGGAGGCTACGCTCCTGTAGTTGGCCTGTTTAAGCGACAATATGCAGCTGGTGAGGCTATGACAATTGTTGGTGACGGTTTGCAAAAGCGCGACTTTACTTATATTGATGATGTTGTTGAAGCAAATATTCTTGCAATGAAAAATTCTGTTAAGAAAATACACCATAACACTTACAATGTAGGTACAGGTAAAAACTACTCGATCCAAGAAATTGCTGATATGATCGGAGAAAAACGAATAACAATCCCTTCACGACCGGCAGAAGTCCAAGAAACATTAGCAGACATTAGTGACACAATAAAAGACTTAAGTTGGGTACCGAAACATAGTTTAGAAGATAAAATTAATTCATATTAAAAAAGGATGATAATGTTTAAGAAGTTATTAAAACTTATTTTTGGTGATAAAACATCAAATCTAAAGAATAAAATTAATAAAAAATATGCCAAAGCAGTCGCGTTCCAAAGGATCGGCGATATAAAAATGTATTCAGAGACTATGACAGAAATAGAAAAACTAGAAAACGAAATGATCAAACACAGTGAATTATAATGTAAAAATAGCACATTTTGTATAAAATGTATTATAACAATTTTATTTAGGTGACAAATGAGTAACGACAAACCCACTTTTCCAAATGGAAAACCACATGTATCTTTTTCTGAAATTAAACAATGGAAAGAATGTCCATTTCGACATAAGCTAGCTTACATAGATAAAATTGATACATTCAAACCTTCACCTTATCTTCATTTTGGAACTGCTGTCCACGAGGGTTGTGAAACACTTCTAGAGTCACGACAAGTCGACCGTGATAAAATACTAGGGGTCATGAAAGAAGAGTGGCAGAATGCTGGATATGAAAACGAGGAGTGGTATTCTAAGCAGCCTGGGTGGTATAAACATGAACCTAGGACAACCTGGGAGTCGTGGGCCAACAATATGTGGAATGAAGTACTAGATTTTTTAGATAAAGAGTTACCCGGTTGGGAATGTTTCAAGGCAGAAGAAGAATTATATGAGGAAATTGATAATCTAGAAGAGCCTCTTAACTTTAAGGGGTTTATAGACGGTGTGCTTAAGGTTCCAAAGAAGAGAGGTAAAGGTCACGTTTATTGGGTTATTGACTGGAAGACGTCAGGCTCGTGGGGTTGGCGAAGAGATAAAAAACAAGACTTAGGGATGACAGCACAATTGATTCTATATAAGCACTTTTGGGCAAAAAAGCATAACATTGACTTAAAAGATGTCCGCTGTGGCTTTGTTTTATTGAAACGAGGTGGTAAGGTTGGCAAAATTTGTGAACTGGTGAATGTAGCTGCAGGCCCAAAATCTCTAGAAAAGGGTGTTAAGTTAATGCGCAGTATGATTAAGTCTGTACGAAAGGGAATGTATCTGAAAAATAGAAATAGTTGCAAGTACTGTCAATTTCATCAGACAGAACACTGTACATAATTTTGTTTACGAACAGCTTTTAATGTATAAAATAATGAACATAAGTATTATTTGTTGTACAAAATAATAAACATTAAAAGGTGACTGAATGACAGAAGATGGAAAATTTAAGGTATTGGTCTTATCAGATCATGCTTTATCAACTAGTGGCGTGGGTACTCAAACCAGACATTTGTTGGAAGGGCTTATTAAGAAAGGCGACTGGTGTTTTAGACAATTCGGCGCGGCGCTTAAGCATCAAGATTATAGAACAGTTGTTGTTAACGATGATTTTATAATTAAGCCAATTGACGGGTTTGGTAATCCTGATATCATTCGTGTAGCTTTGGCAACTGAAAAACCGGACTTAGTATTTATTTTCACAGATCCTAGATTTTTTACTTGGCTCTTTGATATGGAAGATGAAATCCACCAAGTCTGCCCAATTGCTTGGTGGCATGTTTGGGATAATTACCCATATCCAGACTTTAACGATGCATACTACCAAGCAACTGATGCTATTAATTGTCATAGTCATATGACATATACAATGTTGAGCGAAAAGTACCCTGAAAAAACAAAATTCATCCCTCATACATTACCTGATAATTTGTTTTTTAAGATGAATTCACAGCAAATTGTCAATCATAAGAAAACATTGCTAGGTACAGATAGGGAAGATCATTTCGTAGGGATGTGGGTTAATAGAAATGCGAAAAGAAAAAGGCCGAGTGATTTATTAGCAGCATGGTCAACTTTTTTAGATAATTTAGAGAAAAGTCAAGGCCATAGAAGAGCAACATTGATTATGCATACCGAGCCTTTAGACGCTGAAGGGCCTAATTTGTTTAAAGTAACAGAATTACTAGGAATTCAAGAAAACGTTTTCTTTTCTCGTGACAGGATTGAATTTGAAAAGATGAATATCCTGTATAACATCACAGACTTTTGTATCAATACATCATATGCTGAAGGTTTTGGACTCTCAACACTTGAAGCAATGATGACAGGTACGCCTGTTATTGCTCCAAAAACAGGCGGCTTAACACGACAGGTTGAAAATCATAAAGACGGTACACACAATGGTGTCGCACTAGAAATAGATTTTAAAACTCTCGTTGGCAGTCAATCTGTACCTTACATTTATGAAGATTATGTTAGTAATGATAATTTTGCAGCTGCAATGATGAAAATTTATAATATGGATAAAAAAGAGAGGCAAACATTGTCTAGAAAAGTAAAAAAATATGTTGAGGAAGAGTTTTCACATCAAAAAACAATTGATGACTGGGCTGCGTCTATGAAGGAAACAATTTCAAATTTTAAAAATAGAAAAAATTGGCAAATTGAGGAAATATAAAAATGATTAGAAAAAAAGTTCTCTTAAGAGCACCGCTTTTAACAAACAGCGGATATGGTGTGCATTCACGTCAAATATTTAGCTGGCTTCACGAAAGGGAAGATGTTGAATTAGTTGTAGAATGTTTACAATGGGGTCGGACGTCGTGGTTACTTGATGGTGATTTAGAAAACGGAACGATTGGTAAAATAATGAATTGTTCCCAACCTTTTAAAAAAGAAGATATTGATATATCTTTCCAGGTGCAATTACCAGATGAGTGGGACGAAAGCTTAGGAAAACTAAATGTTGGTGTTACAGCACTGGTTGAAACTGATAAGTGTTCTAGCGCTTGGGTTGAAAAATGTAACAAAATGGATCAAATAGTCGTCCCATCAACATTTACAAAAAACGTTTTAAAGCGATCAGGTCCTCTAAAAAAACCCGTGACAGTAATACCTGAATGGTTTAACCCAGAGTTGATGAATAAAAACAAACTGGTGAAAACTTTAGACGATGACCGGTTCAAGTGTATATCTGAGCCTTTTACTGTTTTAATGATAGGTACGTTGACCAGTCAAGCTCAGCAAGACGATAGAAAAAATCTTGTTAATACAATTAAGTGGGTGTCAGAAGAATTTAAAAACAAAAAAGATGTAGCAATTTTAATTAAAACAAACTTTGGAAAAGGCACCACAGAAGATAAAAAATTATGTTCAGAATATTTAAAAAAAATAAAGCCGACCTTAGGTTTAGCTGAATTTCCAAAAATAAAATTACTTCATGGTAATATGAAAACTGAAGAAGTAGCTGCATTGTTTAATCATGAAAAAGTAAAGCTATATGTGTCTGCAACAAGAGGCGAAGGCTATGGCCTACCTTTGGTAGAAGCTGCTGCATCAGGGTTACCAATAGTCGCGACAGGATGGTCCGGTCATCTTCAATTTTTAGATAAAGAAAAGTTTGGATGTGTTGATTATAATTTAAAAGAGATTAGTGAAACAAGGGTTGACAATAGAATCTTTGAAAAAGGATTTAGATGGGCGGAACCTTTAGAGACTAGCTTTAAAAGAGAAATTAGGAAAGTCTACGAGGATTATAATACATCAAAAGTAAAAGCGCAAGAAATGATGAAAAATATCCAAAGTAATTTTAGTGATACTGCGATTAAAAAACAATATGATGAATTATTTAAGCAGTGTGTTAAAAAATGAGTTTTGAGTTAATACTTATTTTTTTGTGTTGTCTGCTGTTTGTTTTATCACTGCTACTTTCCTGGAAACTCTATCAATTTTCTATTGTAATAATGGATATTGAAGATGCTATAGAAGAGTCACTTGACATTTTAAATGAAAAATATAGCAAAATGAACGAAATTATTCAAAAACCTGTATTTTTTGATTCGATTGAAGTTCGGCAAGTTATTAGCGAAATAAAAGACTGTCACAATGCAATACTGATTATAGCTAATAAACTAACAAAGAAAATAGGGGCAACTAGTGACGAGACTAAAAAAGAAGACAATTAAGACAAGTAAGCGAACCAAGTCAAAGGTAAAAAAATTATATTTTGGAAAAGAAGCGCACGAAGCAATTGTAGAGTATCAGTCGACAGAATGCAGAGAAAAACGACATCAAATTTATGAAAAAAAGATAATGAATTCTTTTCACAAACTTGTTGAGAATTTAATATTTATACACAGCTTTGCCAGAGATCAAGTTACATTCCAAACTTTAAAATTTGACTGCGTTACTTTTCTATATGAAACTTTAGAAAAATTTGATCCTTCTAGAGGTTCAAAAGCTTTTTCATATTTTAATGTATGTGCTAAAAACTTTTTAATAATACAGTCAAATAAGAGAAATAAAAATGCCCGACGCAGTGTTAGTTTTGAAAATTATGCTAATCTTAACTCTGCAGATAAGAGAAGTATTGATCTTTATAGCTATGTCCCCTCTCCAGAGGCCCAATTAATCCAGGCAGAGGATAGAATGCGGATGTTTGAAGTTTTAAAAATTATTAAAGGTCGAGTTAAGAATGAAAATGAAAGACTCTGCGTTCAAGCTGTCTATAAATTATTTGAAAATATTAACGAATTAGAACTGTTAAACAAACGCGCCATTTTCGTTTATTTGAGGGAAATATCAGGCTTGAACCCCAAACAGCTCTCAGTAGCAATGTCAAGTGTAAGAAAACACTTCAGAGAAATAGTTAAAAACAATGATGAATATAAGTCAATGTTTAAAATGGGTTTTGGGTGAAAAATGGAAAAAAATAAAAAAATTAAAGAATTTTCTGACCTTTTAGATAATCTGGCTGATACAGAAGATAAAAAAAAGTTACTTTGGAAAGAATCGTACCAGAATGCAATAGAAGATAGAGAAAGCGCATCAATTTTATTAAGTGATTTATTAGTTACTATACCTGGAAATCCTACTAGTCATTCTACACATGGGTCTTTGGCAACAAAATATTTAGAAAGAATGTCAAAAAGTAATGATCAAATAATAAAATTGGCAGAATTGATTGCAAAAGAACAAGAAAAACAAGACGCAGTCTCCCCTGATGATATATTTAAAAGCATAGGGGACTAAAATGGCAAAAGGCAAAGATTATCGATTTTTAAAATCTACCTTAGGGCAGATAGCAGGTGATGGTCTTTTGCAAGGTGACGATGACTTACTGGAAAGAGGCGTAAAATATAATTTCTTAACAGGTATTGTTAATGATGTTATATCAAATCCATACACGTATCTTAGAAAACAAATAGATGAAGAAAATAATCAAAAGATAACTGTAGGTGATATACTTTCTGGAAGGAAAAAAACAAAAAACATCAATATCGGTATCAAAAACAAAGAATTGGTCGACACTGCACCCATCAATTCAATTATTGCACAAATAATCGATCCAGGTAGTAGTTCAAAAGATGGTGCATTACCTGTTTTATGTTATCCTTTTTTTCCTCCTCATATATCTTTGCCACTAAAACCTGGCGAATACGTTTGGTTAATAGAATGTGATGTAAAAGGTTCAAAAATGTATTATTGGATGTGCCGACAAGTAGGAACAATACACGTCGACGATTTAAACTTTACAAATATGGAGCGTTTAATAGCGTCAGGTATGGCATTTGATAGATATGTTAAATCTGAAAAAACAAAAAAACCTTCCGACGAATTATTAGAAAAGGCGTCAACTTTAAATAAGGAAGAAAACAAATTATCAAATTCAAATTTAAATTTTGACAAACTGTTCTCTAATTCAAACGCCTTTAGAAGCGAATTCACCGGTGAGCCGGTCCCTAGAATGGTCAAGGATTGTGCTGATTTATTACTCCAGGGGTCTAATAATTCAGGTATTCATCTAACAACAGAAAAATTTTCTAATTTAGATACTATAAATATAGATACAACTAAGTTAACGGGAAAGTTAAAAACAGAAGACGTGCTGCCGACAAGAAAACCAGATATGTCTGCAATTGACATATTTGTTAAACGTAAAAAAAATGATTTAGATAAGATCGTAGGCGTAATTGACGACGCAGAAAAATACGATAAAATCAATACAATTAAAAATAATTGTGATAATGATGTATATACTTTTCTAGAAAATGACAAGTTGGCAGATTTAAGATACAAAGATGATACTGTTTATGACAAAGAGTTAATAGACGACGCATCAGATGCAATTGATATTGGCGCAAGAATGTATCTGTCGCACAAATGTGATGTAGATAATTCTTTTCTAGTTAATTTTGATGACTTGGCTGATAATGCAAAGCTAGGACCTTCAATTGTAACATACGCTCAACACAATAGAGTCATAGGTGACCAAGACGTCAGACTAGTCTCACGAGCCGGCCAGTCTTTTATTAATCTAGACGAAAAAGGTAACATAGTATTAAAAGCAGCACAAGGTGGTGCATATATTTCACTAAAGACAGACGGTTCAATTGTAATTGTGCCTGGTGAAAAGGGATTGTTGTACTTAGGTGGGGAATTTGGTGAAGCTATAAATGTACCACTCGGTAACGTCGGCGCTGGACCTACATTACCGGGTACAGTATTAGGCATTCCAATTGTTTCCACAATGGGTGGTGTAGTAGGACAAGAAGGCCCTACTGGTAATTTTGCCTCAAAAGTAATGTTCAAATAGGATAATATGGGTGCTTTAAAAAATATAGGTATAGATTTAGAATCAGAATCATTCACCAATTCATTTATAGATATGATATCAGAAATGATCGAATCGGGTGTACAACCAGCAATTGAGTTTATTGATTTAAGTTTTGGTTTTGATGTAGAATTACCAAAAGGAGAAAAAGCAGCCCAACAAGCAAAGCTATTCAAACAAGAAGCGCTTAAGCCTGATTCAGAGTTTAAAAATAATTATATACCAGCTTTAAAGACAATTTTTGATATACTCGATTCGATACCCGCAGTTAACATACTTAAAGTATTTCAGATCACAGATCCAACAGCAGCACTCTTACCAATATCAAACATTATCACAGAATTATTAGCTAGTCTACGTATTCCTAATCCAAACGAAATACTGTTGACGAAACTTCCTTTAATTATTGAAAAACAGAAAGACCTTTTAAAACAAATTAAGAAAATTGCATCTGGTACTGAAGAAGAAATAACTAAGGCTGTTATCAAGTTGTCAGAAACATTGCAAGAAATTATTAATATTCCAGAGTTAACTATCTCCGATTTGCAAGCAAAAATCTTTGAGGTTGTTGATAAGATTCGTAGTTTATTTAATTTAGAATTACCTGAGTTGTCTATCCCTAACATAAGTGACTTTATTGAACTGTTTGGGTTAAAATTACCAAATTTACCTGATTTACCTGAATTACCCAACATGGAAGATATTATTGCTATGTTCTTTGATTTTGAGTTAGAGATACCACCGATTGGTGCCATGTTTGTTGAACTCTTAAAAGTGAAATTGGCTATGCTATTGGAATTAGCAGCAGGAATCCCCGGTTGGTTACAACCCGCAGTTGATAAAATTATGTCTCTTTTCCCAGCAAATTTTGACATACAACAAATATTAAAAGCAATCGCTGAAGCGATTTTTGGTTATTTTTTTGAAAAAATTAATATGACAAAAATTAAAAATTTAATTGAAAAGGCACCTACACTCGTAGCAGTTTTGCACGGCACAATACTGGTTCTAGTCGGCTCACTTGTTACTTTGGTTGTAGGGATTTTGTTTGGGGAAGGTTTTATTATGAAAACTTCAGCAATAGGTTTAGGAATTATCAGTTAGGGGATAATTATAAGGAGCGGAGTTAATAATGGGACATTCACAATTTAAATTTAAAAGCAGTGGTGTAAGAACAACTGATCACCAGTTTACTAAAAAGCCAACAACAATTGATCGTCCGATTGGGATTAAAACACCTCTTGAGCCTGGTGATGATATGTTTAAGATGCACACTAGTCCTATAAGACAACTGACAGATAATTTTAGAAATTTAATCATGACCAATCACGGAGAACGTCTAGGGATATTTAATTACGGTGCAAATTTAAACAGTGTTGTTTTTGAATATAGTAATTCACCAAACTTAGAAGAAGCAATTGGTAACGTAATTATAGATGTAACTAAAAAATATATTCCTGCAATAACAATAACAGATATATCACATGTTCTTGTTGATGAAGTAGAAAAAAACGAACTTAATAAATTAGGCTTAGCAAAGTTAAGAATAAGAATAGAATATAGAATACCTAAGTTTAAAAGTCCGCAATTGGCTTTGGAAGTCGATTTAAATCTCGGAGGTTAATACATGGCGAGAAATATTAAAAAAGAAGTTCAAAAACATAAAGAACGAAGTTATACTAACAAAGACTTTAAATCTTTAAGGAACGAGTTGCGAAGATATGCACTTACACACTTTAGTGATAATGTAATTGATTTTTCTGATGCAAGTATGGGTGGTTTAATTTTAGACCTAGCATCATACGTTGGTGATGTAATGACATTCTACATGGATCACCAGTTTAACGAAAACTCCATTGAAAATGCTGTTGAACGTAGTAATGTTGAAAGATTAATTAGGGAATCCGGATTAGAAATACCTGGAGCAGCACCTGCTTATGCTAATGTCAAGCTTTCAATTGTAGTACCTTCACAAGTTGTTAATAGCGAATATGTACCTCAAAATTTAGCATTACCGATAATTAAGAGAAATTCCATTTTCAGTACATCAGGTGGTATAGACTTTGTATTGTTAGAAGATGTTGACTTTACATTGAGAGATGATGATAATAATTTGTTAGCAACAACAAGTGTTGGATCTTTAAGCGGTGGAAACCCACAAAACTTTGTATTATCAGCAGTAGGTGTAGCATCAAGTTCAAAAATAGAAACAGAAACATTTGCAATTGAAGACAAGCTAATACCCTTCCGGACTATTACACTGGCACAAGGAAACGTAACAGAAGTAATATCAACCATGGACACCCTAGGTGATACATATTATGAAGTTGACACCTTATCACAAGATACAGTATTTAAAGTTTACAAGAATACGTCTTATGACAGTACCGACGTTCCTTTTAGAATGGAGTTACAACATGCACCAAAAAGATTTGTAAAAATTAGAAGTGCAAATACAGGAAAGACAACGCTAAGATTTGGCTCGGGTGATGATGATGCCTTTGATGAAGACATTATACCTGATCCTAGTGAGCATGCAATTAGACTTTTCGGGGATCGAACTTCAATAACAACAGTTGCCATCGATCCTAACAGCTTTTTAACAACACAGACGCTTGGTATATCACCTAAAAATACAACATTGACAATCACTTATAGACACGGTGGCGGTTTATCAAATAATGTATCTGCAGGAGAAATAACATCAATAAGAGTATTGTTAACACAGTTTAACACAGCAACACCACCTTCAATTGAAGCTTCTGTGCGATCGTCTACTGATGTGGTTAATTTACGTCGTGCTAACGGCGGAGAAGACGAACCAACATTAGAAGAGTTAAGAAACATAGCAATATTTAATAGAAACGCACAAAATAGAATTGTCACACGTGAAGATTTATTGACGCGAGTTTATTCAATGCCTTCAAATTTTGGTAGAGTATTTAGGACAGCAGTTTCCGACAACCCTAGGAACCCACGTGGCGCGCAACTTCATATAATTTCTAGATCATCATCAGGAAATCTAATAACATCAACAGACACACTTAAACAAAATTTAGCAAAATATTTGAATAAATTTAGACTAGTATCTGATGCTATTGATATTTTAGACG